CCGAGACCCATTGGCCTTGGAAAACTTGGCCCCTGAGGTGGCGGAGATCGTCACCAGAGCCCGGGCAAAAAGGGCTTCTGGCGACTCCACCCCCGAGAAGGGGTCAGACAAGGAAGGGATCAAGGAGGAGAAGGGGAAAAGCTCCCTCGAAGAGGTGGAGGTTGTCACTTACAACCCACCCGGTCAGGAACTGCCCAAGGAAATCGGGCACCAACGTGACCGACCAAGGAAATGGTGGAAGCAGCTGCTGTACGTGTTGCAGTGGTGGGTTTTTGCCATTGCCCTGGCCGTGTTCATGGCAGGTGCTTGGATGAAGAAGCCCGCAATTTTGTTGTGGTTGGTGATTGTGCCCTTGTACATCACCTTGCTGTTTTGGCGCTTCTTTTGGAAAAAGAGATGGGTTGAGATTCCGCGGTATCGGTTAAGATGGCACCTCCTCTTCACCTGGCTTATGTTCCTGGGTGGATCAGCCTTGGCAGACCTGTTCTCGAGTCTTCCAGCTGATTCTGGCCCGCAGAGGCTATTGTCAGGCATCGCAGCTATGGCTTGTGTTTACTATGTTTGGTTGCTGAGGAGGAAAGTCCGATGGGGAACAGTTGTCGGACTGGGACCAGTGCGCTACATAGAACACCTGGCGGCGAAATATCGCGTGGACCCTTTGCTGCTGGCCCACGCTGTACAGCAAATGGGTTTGGTACCCCGCAATACCTCATCATTTCGGGAGGGCAAACTGAAAATTGATCAATGGATGGGGATTCACAGAAGGGAATGGAACGAGATGCAGAAGCTTGACCAGTCAGTTCGCGCGACCGCAGCCCTCGGGGCAAGTGAGTTGTACGACTACTATTGCTTGAATGCTTGGTCCAAGGAGGAGGTAGCATCGGCCATGCACTCCTCAGTAGCTTGGTTTCGAGAGGGTAAGATGCCTAACGGAACCACAATACCTGTGAAATAGGGCTGCCCCACGGAAATACCGGCACATTGTTCAGCGCCTAAAGAGATGAAGGCGTTGGGTAAGGGTTGCAAGGTCACAACTGTGCCGGAGGATCAGGGGGTTGATCACAAAAGGAAGTACGTGTCATTGGCAAGGTTGAAAGATGATGCGATTCCCCAATACATAGCCCACTACGATTGTGTACACAACCAGGAAGTCGCACTCAGGAACAGGGTGCTGGGGGATGTTCCTCTCCCAACACCAAATGGACTGAGGCGCCTGCGCAAGCAGCTTGACAGGATTAAGCAGATCCTTCCTCGTGTTATACCCAACGACTATGGAGTTATGCCTGCCATGTACAATGGTGCTAAACGACGTCGTTATGAGCTTGCTGAGGAGCAAGTTCTCGAATCGGGCGTGACCAGGCGGGACGCCAATGTTAAGATGTTTGTGAAGTTTGAGAAAATTGAGATGGCGAAGAACAACCCGGACCCCAGGGCCATCCAGTTCCGCACACCAAAGTACTGTGTGGAGCTGGCACGATATCTGAAACCCTGCGAACATGTCCTCTATGCCCTAACCGGAGATGGCAAGGTGTTACCTAGCACCCGTGTCATAGGTAAGGGATTGAGTAGTACAGAGCGAGCGCAGTTGTTGATTCAGAAGATGAAGGCCTTTAAGGACCCCAGGATAGTTAGCATCGACGCATCCAGGTTTGATCAGCATGTGGCAAAGGAAATGTTAGAGTTGGAGCACGCTGTATATTTGCATATGTGCCCTGACCCATGGTTCCAAACCTTGCTGTCCTGGCAGTTGATAAATTACGGGGTATCCTCCAAGGGGATTAGGTATGTTGCACGCGGACGCAGAATGTCAGGGGACATGAACACCGCTTTGGGAAATTGTTTGTTGATGATCCTTATGGTCTCGACGTTCATGAAGGGCAAGAAGTACGATATGCTGGACGATGGGGATGATTGCTTGTTGCTGGTTGAGTCCAGTGACCTCCCATGGCTGCAGAGTGAGATCGGACCGGCCTTTCTGGACTTTGGTCACGAGATTAAGGTGGAGAATGTTGCTGCCTTTCCCGAAGAGGTCCAGTGGTGTCAAAGTAGACCAATCCAGTACAAGCCTGGCAAGTGGAAGTTCGTGCGGAACGTCTGGAAGATCTTGGGTGCTTCTCTGATAGGATCGAAGTACTTCACCAGTTCGGGCGCGCGGGCGAAGCTTGTCAACACCATTGGTATGGCCGAGTTAGTTTTGAACCTGGGGATTCCTGTCCTCCAGGAATATGCACTGGCACTTATGCGAAACGCTGCTACTAATGATTTTATAGACTTTCAGGAGGCTGATCCGATGTACTACAGGATACATCGTGAACTGTCCAGAATGAATTTAAAGCAATTAACTA